CTATAACTGCAGATGTAAGATTAACTTTAGATACTAATTTACTCACAACATTTGTTGGAGATTTAACAGCAGGACAAAGCCAAGAAGTAGAAGTAACTGCTCCGGGTGATTTACCTTGGGGTTCAGAAGCGTGGAATTATGGTTCGTGGGGCAATATCGGTGGAATGGATATTTCCATTGGAGCAGATACTATTCTTACTCCTTCAGTAGAAGTAGATATAACAGGAAATCAATTAAATACTACTACTGGAACTTTTTCAATTATAGGAGATGCTAGTCTTGATTTAACTGGAATAAGTTTTGCTACAACTACTGGAACAATAGATACTCAAATAGATTTTGATGCAGCTGTTACAGGACAATCTTTAGCAACTACAATAAATACAGTTTCTATTACAGCTGATGCTAATATAGATGTAAATGGAAGTTCAGTAACAATATCTTTAGGAGATGCAGAAGAGCAAATTACATCCGATGTATTCTTAACTGGAAATGCAATTTCTATAGATCTAGGATCGGCTGAATTAGACGCAAATTCATTAGTAGATGTTACTTCAGTATCTGCAACAACTACTATAAATTCAGTATCTATAATTGTAGATGTAGCAACAGATATTACAGGTCTAAATATGACCACTTCTACAGGTCGTTTATTTATTACAGCCTGGGCAGTAGTGGATATAGGAGTAACTAACAATTGGGCGGTTGTTGACATAGCGGCTTAATCAAACTAAAATTAGATAATATTACAAATTTAAAAGGAATTTATGGCATCTAGTTTCTCTACAGACCTCAAACTTGAGTTAATGGTAACAGGGGAAAACTCTGGAACCTGGGGCGATAAGACAAATACAAATTTAAACTTATTACAACAAGCAATAGCTGGTTATCAATCAATAGCTATTACTTCCACTAACACAACTTTAGTAATGACTGATGCTACAATATCAGATGCTAGAAATGCTGTTATAGAATTTACAGGAACCATTACAGCTAATGCTACTGTTTTTATAGCAAGTGGAATTGAAAAAACATATACAATTAAAAATAGTACAACGGGTGCATTTACATTAGCCTTAAATCAAGTTGGTGGATCTTCTGTTATTTGGGGAGCAACTGAAAAAAATATTAAAGGTGTATATTTAAATGGAACAAATGCAAATACAATTGATCTTAGCACATTAGGTGGACAGATTAGTACTAGTACAGCATTAGCAGATTTTGTTGTTGGTCCAAATGAATTAGATACATCATCAGTTACAGAAGTTAAGATTGCTTCTAGTGCAGTTACATCAACTAAAATTGCTTCTTTCGCAGTTACATCAGGAGCTTTAGATACAGCATCAGTTACATCAGTTAAAATAGCATCAGCAGCTGTAGGACCTACTCAATTACAAAACACTTCAGTTACTGCAGGGTCATTTACAGTAGCATCAATAACAGTTGATGCTCAGGGTAGAATTACTGCTGCATCTTCTGGAAGTGCTGGCGACCCAACACCATTATTAAGATTTTCAGCAAAAGGACCCGGCTCAGGAACTTATACTGCACAACCAGGTACAACTAACATTGCTGTTATTATGAACGGTGGAGGCGGAGGCGGAGCACCTTCTCCTGATGGTTTTGGATCAAGTGGTGGAGGTAATGGTGGTTTTGGATTATTATTAACTCCTGTAAGCCCAGGTTTTAGTGCACCTTATGCTGTTGGAGGTGGTGGACCGGCTGGTGGATCTGGTGGTCAATCTACTTTTAATACAAATTTTACTGCTGGTGGAGGAAACACAGGTAGTAGAAACCCAGCTCGTATTCCAGGTAATACTGGTGCGGTTTCTGGAGCTACTCAAGATTTTAATCCATTAGGATCTGGTGGTGGTGTAGGTCCTGGTTCCCTTGGAAATATGGGTTTAAGTGTCGCTACTCTGTATTATGGTCCTGCTGGAACTAATTTTTCTACTGGTGCAACAAGAGTCCCTCAGTTGGGTTTTGTTGTTGATAATATTTTTCCTTATAGTCCTTCTAACAGTCTTTCTGCTGGAGGAGTTGGCGGTGGAGGAGGTCAAGGGAATTGTTGTGGTAGGCAAGCATCCGGTCAAACTGGCGGTGTAGGAAGTATATTAATTATAGAGAAATAATATGGCAACTTTATTTTTTAATAATGAAAAATATTTTTTTAAATCTGCTTTTGATTTAGAAGAAAAAAATGATATTTTAAAGTTATATAATAACTTAATAGAGAAAAACATTGAAGATTCTGAATTTAAAAAATTTGAAGAGGGTCTTATTGAAGTTTCTTTAAATGATCAAAATAATTTAGTTATTGTTAATAAAAATTTAACTACTGAAACAATTTTAGGTGAAAATAGTATACATATAAGCGGTCCAATTTATGGAGGATTAAATGGTTTTAAAGGTGAAAAAGAACAATATTTAAAATCATTAAATGATTATTTAAATAATAACACTAATTCAAAATGGCTTTCTTTTAAAAACTCTTTAGAAAATCTACAAAATCCATCCAATAACAATTTTCCTATGTTAAAAAACATAGTTGGGTACATGAGAGATTTAAATTTACCATCTTATCATATCTCTAGACTTCCTTAGTTTTTTATAGTAATTAATACAATAATGAATATTATAGAATTCTCAACAAGAGAAGATTATCTTGCTGCAGAAGAAGATAGACCAATTCCATGTAAGTTAAATATTCCAGAATGGTTTAAAAAATTAGAACATAAGCATCCAAATAGAACAGTTAAAGGATGTATTCCTTTTTTAGATACTTTAACTTCTGGGTATTTGTTAAAATTGCCGCAAGATATAAATATTAAATTTAATGTAGAAGTAATTAATACTGAAACAAAAGAAAATAAAACAGATAGTTTTGTTGATTATCCACTTAGAGGATCTTTCAAAGAATTTAATTTTGGTAGTCAATGTGAAATTAATTTAAATTTTGATCAAACACATGTTCAACCCTCACATCAATTATTAGGTAGCCCAATGCTTCAAAAACATTGTAATTATGCAGTTCCAAAAATATTAAATCCATGGATAATAAAAACTCCTCCAGGATATTCTTGTTTACTTTTACCACCATTAAATAATACTGACGACAGGTTTTCAATTATACCTGGAATTGTGGATACAGATACTTATGAAAACTACATAAATTTTCCTTACATATTTAATGGAGATAAATATAAAAAACTTGACTGCATTGTAAAAAAAGGTACACCTTATGTTCAGGTAATCCCATTTAAAAAAGAAAATTGGAAAATGAAACTTACAAAAATAGATCAGCAGAAAAGATTTGACACAATATTAAAATTAAAAACTAAATTTTTAAATTCTTATAAAGAATTTTTTTGGAATAAAAAAATATGGCAATAAAAGATTACATACAGATAACTGAAAATAATTTACCTTTAGAAACTATTTCTTCTTTTATAAAATTCTGTAAAAGATTAAATTATGAAAAAGGAAGTTTAGTTAGAGGTGATGTTGATGAAAGTGTTAGAAAAGTAAAAATTCATTCTTTATCAAGATTTTCTTCTTCACTAACAGAAGTTCACTGGTGTAACCTTTTATATGCTGTAATACAAAAAAATATTGTTTCTTATAATAATAAATTTAAATATTTTCACGTGGATAAAATTACAGATATTTCTGTTTTAAAATACGAAGATTCTGGACATTATGATTGGCATACAGATCATTGTGCAGCAATACCAAGAACCATAAGTGTTATTTTATTATTTAATAATGACTATAAGGGTGGTACTCTTTCCTTTTACGATGCGGTTAAAGATGAAAAAATTGATATTGAGACTAAACCAGGTAGAATGATTATGTGGCCAAGTAATTTTATTTTTCCTCATAAAGTAAATCCAGTAGAGCAAGGTATTAGATACTCCGTAGTATCTTGGGCAGTTTAAAATGATGTTGGTTCATGAAAATATTTTACCTCACTTAGATCATTATCTTGAAGATTTACAAAAAATAAATCTACTTAACCAAAAAGAATTTTTTGAAAAACACAATGATAATGCAAATTGGCCGGGTTTAAGAAGTGATGCTTTAAATTTTCATAATAAATTTTTATATTTTTTTATAATTCAAAGTGTACAAAAAGTTTTTTCTTTGCATAATTATAATGTTTCTTTGTTTTTACATCTTAGAACTGCAGAAGATAACTCAAAAGATTGGATTCATTCAGATAATGATGTTGACCTATCTTTTTTAATATATTTAAATAATACAAATTTAAATTCTGGAACATATATTTACAATAATACTAATGACATAATTGCTGATATAAAATATGTACAAAATAGACTTTTTATTTACGATGCGAATTATAAACATAAGGGGTATGGCCATTTTGGTAATAATTCTTTTGATGGACGCTTGACAATAAATGGATTTTTAAAAAAAACATGAGCACAATAAAAAACATAAAATATAAAATAGTTAAAAATTTTCTTTCTAAAGAAGAAATAGATTTTTTAAGCAAATATTGTTACTTTGCTCATTTAAATAATTTTAATAATTTTGATTTTAAACAAAACAATAATGGAGACACAGCGTTTTATAATGATCCTATGGCAGAATCTTTATTACTTACCAAAATAAAAATAGTAGAAGAAAACTCTAATTTGAAGCTTTATCCTACATATTCTTTTTGGAGAATGTATTCACATCAAGCTGAACTAAAACCACACACAGACAGGCCTTCATGTGAAGTAAGTGTTACTGTGCAAATATCTAGTTGCAATACATTTAAATGGCCTATTTATATGGATGGTGTTCCTGTAGAAATGGAAGATGGAGATGCAGTAATTTATTATGGTACTGAAGTACAGCATGAAAGAAAGAATTTTTTAGGAGATTTTCAAGCACAGGCTTTTTTACATTATGTAGATCAAAACGGGCCTTATGCTGAATATAAATTTGATAAAAGAATTATGGTAGGTGCTGCATGAAATTTTTAGGATTAAAAGATGGTGGGTGTGAAATAATTTTTGAAGAACATGAAATAGAAATTATAAATAAAAACAAAAAATTAATTTTTACAAAAGAATTCTTTCAAGCTTTTTCTAAAACTATGTTAGCAGTTGTTATGGAGTTTGAAATGCACATTAATGGTTTAAATAATGAAAAAGATAAAAAAGATTAAAAAATGTTGTTTTCTACACAGCTTTTTACTATTCAAAGTAATTTAATACCTATAAAAATTTTAAAAAACTATTTTTCTATTTATCCGCATAATCTACCAAATTATTTTAATAAAATACCTTTATCCCTACCTCATTTTAATTTAAAAGATCACACAGTAAAAACTTGTAGCGGTTTAATAAATTACTATAACAATTCAATAACTTTTAAATCCCCATGTGATATTGAAATAATAAATGAAGATGGGAAAATAAATAGTTTTTTTGGAAGGGGAAATTTGAATGATGGAAAAAGGTTTAGCATTCATTCTAATGAACAATTTTTTGATTATGTTCGTCAAGAAAAATATTTATGTATTTGTAAAATAACCTTAGATATTTTTATACAAAGTGATAGCCCAGTGTTAATTAATAGTTCTTTATGGGATTTTAAAAATTATGATATTTTTAATGGAGTAATAAATGCAAAAAATCCTATAAATTTAAATTTTTTTATACCTTTCCCAAAAAATCAAAAACGTATCTTTATTAAACAAAACGATTCACTATTTAACATATTTTTTCTTACAGAAAAAAAAATTAAAGTTAATTTTTCAGATGAAAAACATAATCCTTTAGACTATAATAATTTTCATTATGTTTTTAGTTCTTTAAAAAAATATTTGTTTCCAAAAAAAATAATTAAATGAACACAAAAGTTTTAAAAATTAATAATCTTTTTTCTCCATTAACAAATTTAAGAATAGTTAATATATTAGTACAACAGCATTGGAGATTTGCATGGGATACTAAAGATGGAAATAAAGATTTATTAAATTATGTTCTACAAAATAAAAACTATGGATTTTATTTGATAACTTTGTTACATAATGAAGATACAAAAAAAACCCCCCAATCTTTTGAATTAAACACTTTTGGTAAAATATTGGTTGATTACATTTGTGCAAAACTAGGAATTAATGAACCAGTAAACATAGATAGATTTTATTGGAATATGTATTTTAATAATTCAAGTATGATTGAGCACACTGATTGGAAAGATGAAAGTAGATTAACTATTTTATATAATTTACATACGACAGACGGAGGAATAGAAATAAATAAAACTTTTTATAAAGACAATATGGGAGAAGCAAAAATTTTTCATGGCGTCAATTTACATAAAGGAATAGCTCCTAAAAACGACCCTGTTAGATTTAATTTAAATGTTGTTTTTAAAAAACCAAAAAACTTTATTTTTTAATGAATAATTAAATGAGCATTAAAGTTTTAAAAATTGATAATATTTTTTCTCCATTAACAAATATAAAAATTATAAATATATTGCTACAGCAGCATTGGGGATTTGCAACGGATACCTTAGATGGATACAAGGGTTTATTAAATTATGTTTCAAACAATAAAAATTATGGTTTTTATTTACATACTTTATTAGATGATAAAGACGTAATAAACTCTCCTCAGTCTGTAGAATTAAATACTTTTGGTAGGATATTGGTCGATTCAATTTGTTTTAGAATTGGAATTAACGAGCCAGTAAGTATAGATAGATTTTATTGGAATATGTATTTTAATAATTCAAATATGATTGAGCATCCTGATTGGGAAGATGAAAGTAGATTAACTATTTTATACAATTTACATACAACTGACGGAGGAATAGAAATAGGTAAAACTTTTTATAAAGACAATATGGGAGAAGCAAAAATTTTTCATGGAGTTAATTTACATAAAGGAATAGCTCCTAAAAAAGATCCTATCAGATTTAATTTAAATGTTGTCTTTAAAAAACCAAAAAACTTTATTTTTTAATGAATAATCTAGATAAGAGATATGAAAAATTTATAAATTTTCTTCTCGAAAAAAATTGTCAAAACATACCTCATTCTCATTCTAATTTTTTAAACCATCTTATAGGAACTTTTAATATTTTAAAAAAATGGAAACAACCAGAATATATTTGCATCGCAGGTATGTTTCACAATATTTATGGAAATAAATATTTTAACCCTAAGTTAAACGTAACAAGGGAAGAAATAAAAAAAATTATAGGAGATGTTTCTGAAGAATTAGTATATAACTTTGTTAACTGTGATCGCACTAAAATAAATGAAGAAAATAATTCAGAATTGATTATTTTAAATTTAGCAAATTCTTTAGATCAAAAAAAATTATTTATTGTTGAAGATAATTTATATAATAAAGATTCTTGTAAAAATACACATGAGTATTTTAAATATGTAAATTGGAACTTTGAGGGAAGTAATTTAAGTGAAACTTCTTCAAAATGGAAATATAATTTAAATTATAGATATGACACAGAAATAAAATTTTTAGAAGTTTCAGAATTACTATTAAAAAAATATGGCTTAAATAAAATTTTTAAATTAAAAAGAGCTTATGCAAGTGCAAGCACCTATGGTTTTTCTGGGGAATACCATACTGATGACGATGCAAAAGAATATAACGAAATAGTTACTATCATGTTTTATCTTAACGATAAATGGGATCTCAATTTTGGTGGAGAAACTTTTTTTTTAAATGAAGATAAAAATGAAATTGAATATGCTGTAATACCTAAACCAGCAAGGGCTGTAATATTTGATGGTTTTATTTATCATGGACCAAGACCATTAAACAAAATTTGCAATGAATTAAGAATGGTTTTAACATTTAAATATGGTTTAATTAATAATTAAATTATTTTAAAATGAAAATTTTGTCTTTAAATTTAAGCCACAATGCTTCTTGTACCATTATTGAAAATGGAGAGATATCTTTTTTTGTAGAAGAAGAAAGATTATCTAAATTAAAAAAAGATAATAAAATAAATAAAATTTGTGAACTATTAAAAAATTCTTTTTTTGATTATATTTATTATACATCTTTTGATATTAATTTAAATAAAAAAAATTTTTATAAATCTATTGTAACAGATAATTTAAAAAAAAATAATATTACTTTTAAAGAAATTATTGAATATCCTTATCATCATTGTACTCATGCTTTTTCTGCTTTTTATAATTCTGGTTTTGAAGAAGCAATTGTTTTAGTTGTAGATAATGGAGGAGTTTCTTTAAAATATAATGAAACAGAGATGGGTTCAGAAATATTAAGTATATTTCAAATAAAATACGGGGAAGAACCAAAAAACATTTTTAAAATATGTAGAAATGAAGAAGGGAAAAAAATAAATTTTAATAATACTTTTTTTTCAATAGATACAATAAGTATTCCTGGAATTTATGAATTATTTATTAAATTATTCAATTTTAATGAACCAGGTTCTATTATGGGTTTAAGTTGTTACGGAAAAAATACAATAAATAAAAATTTATTTCAAATACAAGACAATTTTTTTAATTGTAATTCTCTTATACTAAATGATTTAATTATGGAATATTTTGATTCAAAGGAAGACATATGTTATTTTATACAAAAGGAATGTACTAAAACAGTTACTCATTATTTAAATTTAATTAAAAATTCTTTTTCAAATGTACCTATTTGTGTTTCGGGAGGTTTTTTTCAAAACTGTGTAGCAAATTATGAATTCTTAAAAAAGGGGCTAGATATTTTTGTAGATCCGATATGCCATGATGGAGGAACATCGTTAGGATTAGCACAATATGCTTATTTAAAACACAGTAAAGATAAAAAAATAAATAAATATTCTAATCTTTATCTAGGTCCTAATATTCAATATTCAAATAAAGTAATACTTAAAAACACAAAATTTAACTCAAAAAAAATTGAAATTAAAGAAGTAGCTTCATTATTAAAAAATAAAAAATCAGTTGCTATATTTCAAGGGAGATCAGAAATAGGTCCAAGAGCTTTAGGTAATAGATCTATACTTTTTGATCCATCTGATCCGCTTGCAAAAGAAAAAATTAATTTAATAAAAAAGAGAGAATGGTTTAGACCCTTTGCAGGAACAATATTAAATGAATATAAAGATGAGTGGTTTGATTTATACTCTAAAGAAAGCACCGATTATATGTCTTATGCTTTGAATATAAAAGAAAATAAAAGAAAATTAATACCAGGAATATGTCATATAGATAATACCTGCAGAGCACAAACATTAAAACAAAAAGATAATCCTGTTTTTTACAATTTAATAAAAGAATTCTATAATTTAACTTCTATTCCTATACTTTTAAATACTTCATTAAATAAATCAGGAAAACCATTAGTTGAGAATTTAGAAGATTTATTAGATTTTTTAGATTCTACATCAATTGACTACGTATATCTTCCAGAAAAAGAAATTATAATATATAAATAAAGATTATTCAAGTATTTAAACTACTTAATATATAAGGTATGATGATATATGCCATTAAAAAAGATACCTTTACCTCCAGGCTTTGATAAGAATGATACTGCATCTCAAGCAGAGGGGCGTTGGATTGATGGGGATAATATACGTTTTCAATATGGATCACCTGAAAAAATAGGTGGTTGGCAACAAATTAATACATCTATATTAGTAGGGGCAGCTAGAGACATACACTCTTATTTTGATTTAACTGGTAGACGTTATGTAGTTATTGGAACAAATAAAGTTTTATATGTTCTTTTTGATGGAGAATTTTATGATATTACACCTCTTAAAACAGCACTAACAAGTTGCACCTATACATCAACTACAGGTTCTGCGACTGTAACTATTAACAAATCTGCTCATGGTTTATTGGTTGGTGATTTAGTTAAATTTTCAAGTGTAACAACACCTGGTAGTCCTACAACAAGTTTTACATCTGCAAATTTTACAACTAATTCATTTGAAGTTAAAACAGTACCTACTATAAATACATTTACAATTACTATGCCTGTTACAGAAACAGGAACTGGAGTTACTGCAGGTGGAACAATTACAACAAACCCTTACGTTACAGTGGGCCCTCTTTCATCAACATTTGCATATGGATGGGGAACAGGTTATTGGGCAGGTACAATTCCAACATCACTTACAAATCAATTAAATGGAGCAATCAATAATTCTGTTACAACAGTTACAGTTGATTCAACAACAGGTTTTCCAGCTACTGGAACAATAAATATTGATTCTGAATTAATTACTTATACTGGTAAAACTGGAACAGATTTTACAGGTTGTGTTCGAGGAGCTAACGGATCTACTGCAGCATCACATTTAGATAATGCAATTGTAACTGATGCTTCAAGTTGGGTTGGTTGGGGATTAGAATCAAATACAACTACAACAACATTAGCCGCTGCTTCCTGGTCTCTAGATAATTTTGGAGAGATATTAATAGCAACCATTAAAAATGGTTCAACATTTGAATGGGATCCTAATGCAGGAACAGGAGTTGCAACTCGTGCAACTATTATAGCAGGTAATCCTACGGCAACAGTATTAACAAGAGTATCAGATAGAGACAGACATTTAGTTCATTTTGGAACTGAAACAACTATTGGCACACCTAGTACACAGGATCCAATGTTTATTAGATTTTCAGATCAAGAAGATATTGAAGTATATGAACCAACTTCTACTAATACTGCAGGTACATTTAGATTAGATAATGGTAGTAGAATTGTAGCTGCTGTTAAAGGTAAAGATTATATATTAGTTTTAACAGATGAAGCAGCCTATACTATGCAATTTGTAGGACCACCATTTACATTTAGCATACGTCAAGTTGGATCTAACTGTGGATGTATTGGACAACACGCTGCAGTATTCGTAGATGGTGCGGTTTATTGGATGGGTGATTCTGGTAACTTCTTTATATTTGATGGTACAGTTAAAACATTACCTTGTACAGTGGATGATTTTATATTTACAATACAAGGCGATAGTTTAGGAGTTAATTTTACAAATGGTGAATTAGTTTTTGCAGGACACAATAGTTTATACAATGAAATTAATTGGTTCTATCCAAAAGCAACCTCTACACAAATAGATAGAGTAGTTACATATAACTATGTAGAAAAAGCTTGGTCTACAGGCACACTTGCAAGAACAACTTATGAGGATGCACACGTTCTTCAAACACCAACAGCTACAAAATTTGATTCAACAAAAACACCAACCTCTCCAACTATTAATGGTATAAGTAATGGAGGCAGTTATGTCTTTGCACATGAAGTTGGAGTTAATGAAGTATTAAATTTAACAAGTAATAATACAACAAATATTGTTATATCTTCATTTATAAGATCAGGAGACTTTGATCTTGATATAGAGGGAGATGGTGAATATTTCATTAAAATTAGAAGATTTATACCTGACTTTAAATATTTAGATGGTAATGCCAAAGTAACATTATTTTTTAAAGCTTACCCCGCAGATTCAACCACGGCTCTAGGACAAACAACAGTAGGACCATTTACAGTATCCTCAACAACAGATAAGATAGATACACGCGCGCGAGGAAGACTTGCTAGTATTAAAATTGAAAATGATGCAATAAATGATAACTGGCGTTATGGAGTATTTAGAGTAGATATACAACCAGATGGCAGAGGCGGAAGTGGACCACAAACATAATGGCTAGAGGAACTTGTTGGAGAGGATTTGAGCAAAAAGGTATGAAGAAAAAAGGTAATAAATTAGTTTCTAATTGTGTAAGAGCTGGCAAAAAATCAAAATCAAAGAAAAAATAATGGGTACATTTTTTAGAAAAAAAACACCAGAAGATACAGCACTAGAAGAAAAATTAGCTTCAGAAAAACCTAAATCTAATGCTGAAATAAAAGCAGAAAGATTAAAAGAATTAGATAAAGAACTTGGCATTAAAAGAGCAACAGGTGGAGCAGCTAGAATTCCAAGAAAAAAAGGACAACCTGTAGGATCAAAAAAACATTCTGATTTATATACAGATGAAAATCCTAAAGGCACTATTCAAGGTTTAAAATTTGCAACACCTACGGATGCTAGAAAAAGTGTAGCAAAAATTAAAAATAGCGGTCGTAAACAAGCACATAAAATACAAGCAGCGGTAGCCATGGAACAAAGAGCTGGTGTAATGGGTAAAGCAGATGTTGTAAACGTGTATCGTAATTATATAGATTCAATTAAGAAGAGCAAAAAAGAAGGCGGCTTTATATCTATTAAAGGAAAAGATTATATTAGAGATTTACTATAATGGCAAAAATTAATATATTAATACCAGAACCACAAGAGCCTTACACAGTTGATAACTTTAGACAAATTAATCAAGCACTAGAGACTTTACAAAATCAACTAAATACGTCATATCAGAATGACTTACTTGAAGATCTACAAACTTTTAACTGGTTTTTATCTGGAAGCGGAGCAGAATGACAATAGAATATAAAAGCGATATTTATAGACTAGCTACAACAAATTTAACAACCACTCTTACAGTTAATGCAACCACAAGATTTATTGTAAAAGAAATTAGTATTTCAAATATACATAATAACACTGTGGAATGTGATTTTTATTTAAACACATCTAATGGAAGTGCTATATTTTATCATGTAAATATTTCAGCAGATTCCCATGACAATGCTGTGCATAATACTTTAGTATTAGAAGAAAATGATTAT